TTTTAGGTCGATATTTCTCAACCCAAATAAAATCACTATTCATAATCAAATCCAATCAGGTTTACGCTGAGGTAGTCGAAGGTAGTTATCCTTCACCCAAGGTTTGGAAGCAATGTACCTTTTATAAGCAGTAAAGGTATCAATGCTATCGTCAAATTTCCATTCCACAGGCATTGCCCGAGCAAATGGAGTTACACTGGTTATCTTTCCTTTTGGGAACAGATAGTAAGCAGACACAAGAGTATTATAGCACGAATGAGTCTTACCATATCGCACAGCATACTCATCACATAAGTTCATTCCCCACTTAATCAACCAATAGGCATTGTGGATACTATCCATTGCCCATTTGGTGCAGGGGTGATTACGAAACGCACCTTTTTCAGTTCTGTAGGGAGTGCCATCAATCTTAGGCAGAGTGCCGTAGTTATGACCCCACTTTTTAGAGGCAACAATGGAAAGCATCTGACAGCATTCTAGAGGCATTTTTACAATGTGTTTATCGGGTAGACAGACAGCACTCTCAGCAGGCCAAGGAGATGTTACGAAGATATTCATCCAAAGGTCGAATCAGGTTCCAGAGCAATATAGTAACAAAGTTCGTGATTCTTGCTGGTGAATCGTGATAAAAGTTTTTGTGACACAACCACCTCATATGTTCCAGGAAGAATCTTAATATTTTCTACCTTAAAGTTAAACACAAAGTCAGAATCAGTTTCGCCAACAACTTCCTCGTGAGCATTAGAAGTGTCATTCTTTTTATCACGAACAACTAGTTTTACCACACCATTTTCACCAACAGCAGAAATATCTGGTAGTTGAAGAACAGAAGCAGCCTTAAGAAGTTTATCAAGAACTTGAGTATTCAGTTCGAAACAAACATCTTCAGAGGGAAGATTGATTGCTTTATCTGGAGGAGTAATAATGACATTTGGGTCAGCAAAAAAATACTTCGAACGAGACCTGCCTTCGCGGACAACAACATACCCGTCGTTTGCAAAATCCAGTTCAGGACTTTGATAGAGACCCAGGTTATTCAGAAACTGGTTAAGGTCATAGATGCCAAAGTCTTTGGGCAGATCTTCAGTAATCGTTGCCTCAGCAAGAATATTTTTCATCACACTAATTGTGCGAAGTTTACTTCCCTCTTTAAACAAAATAGATTGATTAATGGAGGAAAAGTTCTTGAGGACAGAAATAGTTTTATCAGATAGTTTCATAATCAATAGTTGTAAGTATTAGTGGTGTTCTTATGAAGTCCAGCAAAGTGATAGAGCAAAACGCAGTAATGAATCGCTTTTAAAATATCTTGCTTAGACTTACCATTCTTTTTACCAAACCTAGAAAGATACTTGATGGCGTTTGAGCGAGTGAATGCCTCTGCGTCTCCAATACTCTCAATCAAATCAAGTGTTTGAGTTTTAGAAGTTTCGGAGGTGTAGTGAGAATGATAGGTACTGGAAAGATACTGCTCTACCTCTTTCAGAGTCTTATCTTCTTCATACTTCCAAAAACCATTTTTGTTTGTGTCTTCGGGCATTTTCAAGTTAAAAGTAATATTATCAGGTAAGTGAGTTCCAAAGTAAAAAGATGGGACTGGTTGAGTAGTATACATAAAGTCCTGAGCACTATTAAAAGAAATAGTATCAGTCCCCTTCCCACCACAGATTACAATATCGTCAAATTTTTGAGGGATAGAACTTTCATAAGTGCTTTCAAAGTTTTTGGACATTTTGATTCATAGTAAAGGACAAAAAGGAGACACTTTTATCTCCTCATATTCTATCAGGACTGAGATTCTGCGTCAACAGGAAGTTGAAAATCAGCATCCACCTTGTCATAGAGTTCCAGAAAGGACTGTTTGGTTTCATCATCAAAGCGGTTTACACACACTTGGATTGCTTTTGCTTTGTCTTGAAAGATGCTATAAGCACGAACAATATGAACCAGACGGCGAGTGCTGATGATTTCCTCAATACCACCATCATAGAAAGTTTTGCGGATGATGTCAGCCCAGTCCACCAGTCGCTTACAGAAGTCAGCGTCCTCAACACCAAGTTCTTGAGCAACACCATCTAAAATCTTCTGTTCAATGGTAGGAGCAGGATAGGACTGCTCGAAGGTCACAGGGAATCGCTCAAGGAAAGCTTCGTTCAGAACATTAGTGCCAATAAAACGACCATCATCAGAACCTTTGCCTTTGGTGTTAGCAGTGGCAATCACATTAAATCCAATAGCAGGTTTGACCCAGCGACCAATCTTTTTGAGAAACACTCCCTTACCTTCCAAGATAGATTGAAGGCAGAGAATCTTATTAGAGGCAAGATCAATCTCGTCTAGCAACAGGACAGCACCACGCCCCAGTGCTTCAATCACAGGACCATTGTGCCAGACAGTTTCGCCATTTACAAGACGAAAACCGCCAATCAGATCATCCTCATCAGTTTCAATCGTGATGTTGACGCGAATCAGTTCACGCTTCAATTGAGCACACGCTTGTTCCACACTGAGCGTTTTACCATTACCCGAAAGACCCGTAATGAACGCAGGATAAAAGATGCGGGACTGAATAATCTTTTTAATATCATTAAAGTTACCAAACTTGACGAAGGTATCATCTTTATCGGGAATGAGATTTTGTTCGATAGCAGGCAGAGCGGCAGGTGCTTGATATGCCTTCTCCATTTTACCAATGACGGTTGGAGTCACTTCTAGATTCCACTTACCACGACCGACTTTGAAGGGATCAAGACGCTTGGTTACAGTAGGATAAGAAACATTTTTTGACGCACAATATCCACGAACATCTGCGGCAGTAAATTCTTTACCGAAAGTATTTCGAAGATCGGTGAGAATCTGATCGTCGTTCATTTTGGTGCGAGACATAATGGAGTTTTTAACTAAAGTCATTATAAAACGAAAAAGGGGTCACTAGGACCCCCAGTGGTCAGTTTGCCAACTGGTTCTTCAATTTTTCAAAGGATTCTCTGTTGGCAATTTTTCCTTTATAACCAGGATAAAACTTCTCTACTATCGCAGGAATACCCATAGCAGTAATTGCGCTGTTACAAATCACCCACACTTCTTTGGTATCGTATTTGATTAAGTGTTCGAGTGGAAATTTTTGTTTCATGCCACTATCCACCAAGTTCTCCAAGTGCTTTTGCCTTGCGAATCTTCTTAGGATTCTTTAACTTACCACCTGGATAGTTTTCCTCATCATTGCCCTCAAAGTCAGGATCTACATTCGCACGATGTCTTGCAGCTCTCTCAGGTGCGTGGTCTGGTGTATGAATACCTGCTCTACGAGTAGGAGCAATCTTATCTGCTTCTCTCTTTTCCTTTTGTTTCTGACGACTTCTTTGCTGTTTGAAGTCCCTCATTGTCATTCCTTCAATGACAAGCATAAACTCTTGAAAAGTTTTCATATCAGTAGATACTTTTTAGGTATTTAGGCAACAAGGGCAATGAACTCACCAAGAACTTTTTTATTTAGTTTCTTAGTTTTTAAAGATTTAACAAAAGCAGATTTGATTTGTGACTTAGTGGCATCCTCAGCAACTTCAAACTCAGCACCTTGAGAGAGCACAGATGAGGAAAGTCCAAAATATGCGTCATATCCAGACTTGGTGATGGTGAAACTCTTTAGTTTTTTCCAATCATTTTGAATTTTTTGATACTCCTTATCTCCCACACTATCATGATAAAGGTTAATGAAACGATTTACACTGCGACTCTCTAAGACACGAATACCAATAAAATTCACAGAGGGGAACTTATCTTTAAGATTGTGAAGGAGAGCATCAGTAAATTGATGATACCCATAATCAAACCTATAGGTGGTTCCAAGTTTACGATCACGAAGAAAAGTTTTATGAGGATTAATGCCCGAAACACCCAAATAAGGTTGAGATTCCCAGTGACGTTTCACCTCTCTATGATAAGGTAAATAGTTTGCCTCACCATCAGTTAGAACAATACACTGAACTTTCTGGAGTTTATTTTCTTTCTGGAACTGAGGAAGAATCTGATGAAGTGTAATCAGTGCTTCATTTAGAGGAGTTCCAGAGAGAGCCAAACGACCAGGATAGGTGTAAGGAGTGTGATATGTATCTCCAAAGTAAAGGGCAAGACGCCAGATGTTTAGCATTTGATGTTCCAGTTCTTTACCAGAAGTTTTACTGGAGAGAATGTTCATCAGGGAAAATACTTCATCGATTGCGAGAAGATTTTCTTTCTTTTCATAGTGAGTAGTTCTGTCAGCAGATTTAAATGTTCCAGTCGCATAATCATGGCCAGCACGACGCCATTCATTCGTAAAGGCATAAACCTCAAACGGAATTGCAACTTTCTTACAGAACCAAATAAGATTAAACAGTTGCTTACAAGTATCAGCAAGAACATAAGACATAGAACCACTCCAGTCCAGAATAAAAATCAGACCATGATTTTTACCATCAGGAATCACAGTTACTTTCTTAAAAAGGTCTTCGTTGTATTTGTAAGTATGAAGACGAGAGGTGTCAAGAACACCTGTGCGAGCAGTGGATGCACGAGCATAACTATCTGCTGCCTTACGACACTCGAACTCTTTTACAAGATAGTTAACTTCTTTCTGTGCAGATGTCTTAAACTTCTTGAACTCACAATCTGCTTTTGAAAACAGATTGATTGGAGTAAATCCTTTCTCTTCAGACAGTTCATTATGAGATAGTTGTTGTTGAGTGAAACAAACATCAATCTCCTTATGCACATCAGCATTTTTGCCGATGATAGTGTCAAGATTAACTTGAGGGACCTCTACATAAACATTTTCATAACCATCATCGTTGATTAGTTTGCGAAGTTCATCCTCAAGGTTATCAGCAGTTTTTACTTCAGGTTCTTCGTTCTCATCAGGATTTGTCTGAGTGTTTTGACCCTCAGCGGTGCCGCCATACGAATCAGTTTCTCCTGATTGCTCCTGAGAGTCATCACTCTCTTTTTCTTGTTCGGGAGATGAGTTATTGGTATCTACGGATTTACCTTGAGTTTCATGAGAATCAAAGTCAGCAACCTTTTGCTTTTGTTCTTTTTCTTTTTTGCAGTACTTATAAAGTTCTTCTGCAGCAATTAGAGCATCATCAAAGGTTTCGGAGTTAGCAATCAGATTAATGATTTTTGTTTCTTCATCGCCTTTGATTGACACACTAATATAGTTTCCAATCTTGAATAACAGATTGGCACGATCAGCCAAGTTCATCTCATCAATCTTTTCATCTTCAAGTTTGAAGAAATCCTCAGCATTAAGTTCCTTATAACCATTAAAGAAAGTCTTTGCAAGTCCAAGATACTTACGCTTCATCAGTTTTTCAATACGAGCATCCTCTACCACATTTACAAACTGAGAAGGAATCTTAACTTTCTTCGTCCAGTCTTCATCGGGGGTAAACAATGCATGTCCAACCTCATGTCCCACCAGAAGATCATACACAGTATTGCTTGCTTTTTCCCACAGCGGCAGAGTCAGCACACGAGTATGAACGTTAAAGCAAGCAGTTGCTACTTTCTTGTGCTCCACCACCAAGTCCTCAGTGGCAAGCAGTTTAGCAAGTTGGGACTTGATTTCGTGAC